TAACGATTAATGAATAATTATCAAATATGTATTTAATAATTATTGATCACTATTAATAAAATGCCTACATTCAAGGAATTAAAGAAAATGGCGGCCCAGCGTAAAATTAAAGGTCGTGTAAAAATGAACAAGTCTCAATTAGAAGCAGCTCTTGGTATTGTAACTAGGAAATCAGCTAATAAAAAGGTGAGAAAGTCTCGGACGCGAAAAATAAGGAAATCAGATCGTAGAAAACAACCCCGAAAAATCAGATCCAGAAAGTCTCGGACGCGAAAAATAAAGAAATCTCGTTCAGCTGGAAAAAAAGCTTCTTCAGCCGGTAAAAAAGCAATACCGTCTGTTAGGACGTTGACTTTGGCTGATCTAGATGCTGACTTGAAGGTTTCAGATTCCAAAAAGACAAAGTTACCAAATTTAAAAATGACTAAAGCTCAAGCTGATATGTCAGAAATTATTTGGAATTCAGAAAAGGCTGATAGTCTGGATAACATAAAAGAAAGTATACGTGCAACCTTTAAAAAGAAATTTGGGGGCAACATGAAAGGTCAAAGAGCTAGTAGAGCTAGAATTTTAGCCAAAAAACTTTTCGAAGTTTTTGATAATACTAATTTAGAAATGATCCAAGATTGGTTGGAAACTTATAAGGGTCAACTGGAAGAAGGTTCGGAAGGTATCAAAAGAGTTCCTCTTAGTGGTAAATCTAGCAAAGGTGTTAAAGGGGACTTTACCGGTGCTCTAGAGGAATTAAAACAGTCTGTTACAGAATTTGATGAAGAAAATTTAGCAACTGCTGTTTTAGAACTTTATCCATTCATTCATACATCAGACTTTGCATCACGATTAGAGACGCGAGTAAATTTTTTAATCGCTGAAACTCAAAATGATGTAAAGATAAAATTATTAGAAGCATTGTCTAAATTAGATAAGTCTTCTCAGATTAAAATAATTGAAGAACTAAACAAACGTGATGGAAAGTATTGGGATATGATTGATGAATTAGTAACAGCTGTAAAGAAAAGCAAACGTGTAAGCGCTGCGTCGAAATTGGATGATGACGATATCAGTAAGCCGAAAAAGGAAAAACGATCTACTAAAAAATTAATCGATTTAGTACCGGAATTTAAAGAACTCGAACGTCTGCAAAATCGTGTCGAATTAAAAATCGTACCGGAAAGAAGGCTGGATGCTTTTAAGGATCGGTTAGAAAAAATTCTGAGAAACGTTGGAGTAAATTTTGATGAATTCAGAGAGGTGGTAAAAAATCCCGAATTTTTAGCCATCATAGCAGACGTTCATGGATTAAACGAAGAACTTAAAAAAGTTCAAACATCGTCCGGAGCTAGATTTATTTCGGCTGAATTGACAGCGAGAAAAGATAACGTTGTTAAAGCTCTTAAACGTTTGGGTATAGATGACGGACTGTTTGTCCGAAGAAATGGCCGTAAACCAAATTTAGAAGTTTTCAAACATGAAAGACCAATAGATGATGCTAATCCTAGAAGAGGAACCAGGACACATTATAGTGTACTAATAGAAGATCCGATACCAGCTGTTATTCTAGAACCACGGCAAAAATACAGACCTAAAACATATGGCGACGGATACGTTGATGTATTTAAACATGTTGTTTTAAAACCCGAACAGTCATTTTTGCTTAACCTTCCATTAAGGGGTCTAGAGGAAAAACAAGAACAGCGTTTGGAAGATCTTATGAATGTGATTAAAGGTATTTTACTTGACTTGTTCGAAAACGCTTTAATTCACAAGGGTGACATAGCGTCACAAATATTTTTGGAAAAAGATCTTGAGCATTTCGTAAACGGATTATTAACACTTGTCTATCAAAATTCCGAAACTCTTGGCCAGTATTTAAAACAAGTGGCCGACTTAACAATATTTTTAAGACCAAGTTTAGATGATGATTCAGATAACTATTTTAGACTTTCTGAATTATTAGGACGTACTCCTCATGAAGCAGGGGAAATTTTGCGTAGTAAAATTATTCATAAGCGTATAGAACCTATACATTTTTTAAATTTATCAACACGCGAAAGATTTCCGTTGCTTGATAATTTTACACAGGATGATGAAAGTTTGAAAAGAAAAATATTCGATGCAAATATGGGAAAAATAATTCAAGAAACAGAAAGAGAGAAAAATTTACTAGTTAATGCATTAATCAGGCAGTTAGATCCCACGGCTAAATCAGCTAGAGTTCCTGTAGTTCTTGGAATGAGTAAAAGTGATAGAAAACGATTAGAGGAGAATTTACAATTAACATGGCATGATTCGTGTCAGGACATTGATGAACAAAACAAAGTACTTTATATGGAAGAAGTTATAGTGGATGACGGCCCACCTGTGGTATCTCGTCCAATGATCTTTTGCTTTGATATTTTACAATTACATGAAAATAATACCACAGTTAATCCTCACACAGGTGTATTGTTTGACGAAGGATTTATGAAAAATGTTAAAGATCTTGATGCAGAATTATTCAAGGCCAAAAAACTCGCCCTACAATCTAAATCTGTTGTCAAAAAGGCCGTTCCTAAAGACCCGCAATTAGATATAGCGGGAAATATGAGAATTAATATGCGAGGTTTATCCGACACAATGGATTCCACTTGGGCGGCTCATGGTTTGTATCGAGCTTTTAATATATTTGAACCAGACGTACTACCAGAGGTGGATCAAACAGAAACTGATGACGAAGACGAGGAAGATATCGATTTAGGGCTTCAGTTCTCAATGGATAAGGGTGAAGTTTGTCACGTTTGCAAACAACACAGTCCAAATTCGGTTATTATGTTTTGCGATAATAAGGGTCCGGTAAGCGTATGTACAGCAGAGAAGTGTATATGTTCACTCAATCTGGGTAGTTAAAAAAGTTTTAAGAAATGTTTATAATTAAAAATGGAGAAAGTTAATTTGGGACGTGATAAGTCAGGTAAACTGACTTACGAAACAAGTAGAGGAGGTATAATGTATGATATTTCAAATGAAGTGAGAGCTAAAGCTATCGACTTGGAACAAATGACTAAAAAACTTAAACCTGTTTTCAAGTCACTTTATGTTATAAAACATAAAGTAGTTGTACCTATGGCTAGGTTAGAAGATAAGAGTATCGATTTAATATACTTGAATAGGCATAATAAACATGCTATATTTGTGCATCCTGAATCAGAAGTGAAATGGAATAATAAAAAGATCTAAACTACGAGAATGTAAAATAAATGTACAACTCGCACGGAGTAATATCTTACAAAATTCAAAATAACCAAATTCTTTTTCTGCTAAGTCAAAGAAGGGATTCGTTAAATTTCATAAAAGTTTTACGAAATCTTCATAGACTACAGAAAGACGAATATGAAGAAATGTTAGGAAAAATTACATTTGACGAAATTGAAAGACTGCGAAAATATGATTTTGACCCCGTATGGGAAGATCTTTACATAGTCAAAACTAATAAAGTTTATATAACCGAAAGACATAGGGCTCGACAAAACTATAAGGAAATGAAAAAGTTTGCTGAGAATAACCCTCATATCATTTGTAGTGGTTCAAAAGAGTGGGGGATTCCCAAAGGTAGAAGAAAAAGAGGGGAAACCGGTTACGATTGCGCTTTACGAGAATGGGAAGAAGAAACGATGCTGGGGAAAAAGGTATTACGTATAGTAGACACGAGACCATTTTACTACAATCTTAAATACGGTGATAAAGCAGTTTGCGTGGAGTGCTGGCTAGCGGAAATAAGATCAAATATCAAATTAAGTCGTCAAACTACGGAAATTAGATCTTATATTTCTAATGAAGTCGGAGATTTAAAATGGTCAACGCTAGAAGAAGCCGAAACTCTTTTACCAAAACCCATTTATAAAATGCTCGCTCAGGTTAATAATTTTATCCAATTTAATATGTTATAATTTCAAACGAATTATAACATAACTTACTTGTTTTCTAATTTTAACGCATTATCTTTCATTATCAAGGTTAGTTTTTTCTTCAGACCTTTATAACTTCCACCTTTCTTTACATAATTATGAATTAACCTTATTAAAGGTCTTCTTAAATTACTGGTTCGCATTATTGATTGAAGTAATTGAACGGCTATTTCACCTGGTACGTCCTCACCAATATTCTCTTTGTACACCTGGTTGATCATGTCGTAAAGTTCAAAATATATGAGAGAAGAATGTAAATCTTGTCGCATATGTCTTTTTTTGAATGTAATAAATGCTTCTGTATTCATGAGCCTTACTAGATCCCTAAAGAATTGATTGTCTTGTAATACTTTTTGACCAGGAGTTCTTACAACAATTTCTGTTGACTGGGATTGAATGATTAAGATCCCTATGGTTGAATATAATTGAATATTTTTAAGTTTCTCCAACAACGAATGTGTATTTGTTTCAATGTTTGATTTAATGTTAGTCAAAATATCTTCTAACGTATAAGCTTGAGCTCCTGTAATTATATTTTGTTTACAATCTGTTTGGACTTTTTCAATATCTTGTTGAGAGAACATTTATTCAATATTCTCATTGTTTAATTGAAAAAGTATTCCCACAACCACACGTTGAATCTGAATTGGGATTCGTAAATACAAATCTTGATCCCATTACGTCGTCTTGCCAGTCAATAGTTGTTCCGATGGTAAATAATATAGATTTTTCACAAATTACGAACGGAATATCTTCAACGGCGGTCAATGTAGTTACATTTTCCCCATTTATTTCATTAGTGGGTTTCAAAACATACTCAAATCCATGACAACCACCTCCTTTGACTCCAAAAAATATTCCTTTATGATTTTGAATTATTCTACGAATATTTTTAGCAGCTTTTTTAGTAACTTTAATCATTTATTCATCGTGAAAATTTATAATCCACAAAATGAGGGTGGATTTCCTGACACACCAAAGGAATTACTTTGTGATGGATCAAAAGAATTTGCAGTTTCTTCGTTAGCATAAGGATCGCTTAATGTAGTCCAGTTGGTTACTTTTTGTAGTTTTCCAAAAAATGCACGAGCCGACTTACCGGCGGGACTGTCAACATAAACAAAACCTCCTTCTTTACCCTTGTTTCTATTTACATAGGTTTTCAGATCTCTTCCCGCATTTGGTGTATTGAAATCGGCCAATAAATCAACCGTGACTGAAGTAGCGCAAGTACATTTAGCACTTGAACCGGATGATTTAACCGGAGGCATATATAATATTTCCGTGTCATATGCTGGCTGAACTATACTCCCATAAGCGGTTGCTGTATTCGTAAATTGTACCGACGTGCAACTATAAGGGTAAGCTGACATAGCCTGAGTTGCCGATTTTCCAATTCCTCCTAGCGATTGACCGTAACCAAAGTAAGTACCAAACGGCCAGTTCATTTCTGCTTGTTCAAATCCGTTGTCACCACAAGAATAAAATTCAGCGCAAAGTTCTAATGCCGTGGCTTCATCCACGTCAAGCTGTTTATTGTACCAAGTTTTGTATAACACCTTTCCATTCCTGTCATAATAAGTCAAAGGACTTTCTTCAGACGTGATTTTACCATAAATTATGGTTTTCCCATCAACATCCAACCCAGGCACACCTCCTTGGAATGGATTATTATATTTGATTTTACCATCTGCATCACCCGGAATATATTTACCCTTCGGGTAACCATAAAAATTACCATTAATCCATCCAACAGCCATGTATCTCTTATCTCTAATACTTGACAAGGGTTTTGGACGTGTAGGAAAAACTCTAGAAGACTTTTTTCTTACTTTTGCCCATGCCGGGTTAGGGTCAAATCCACCATTACTATTTAACTGACCAGCGATCCCTTTTTTGGAGTTCACCGCTGAATTTCTATGGTAAAAATTTTCAACCATTTTACCAGGTGTGGGTTTTACAAATGGAACATAATTAGTAGATGAATCAAAGTACGGTGTCCAATATGTACCGGGTTTTTGACCCATCAGCGCACAAACTTGTTCATTCAAAGCTCTTGAAGAACTATTAGCAGGCTGATCGGGCGCGCAGCCATATGTTTTTTTACTACTTGCTCCTCCCATAGGAGGTGAGGGCTGATATAGACAATTAGGATCGCTAGTTGGACATGCACAAGCCGTGCCTTTATCGCTAGTTGGCGCACAGTATCCTAGCCCCGACATACCTGTCCTAACATCTTTGAGTGGTTGATGACAGGTCGTAGTGATGAATTGATTCTTGGTTGCAAACAGCATTCGTTGGTTTCCAGCATCCTTACACGCACCTGGTACATCATTTCGTGACTCAAATTCCAGAATAAGTAGCATGCTATAAACTGGGTCATTGTAATCATGCTCCGTTGGTTCGGTGGGGTTTTCAATATCATATCCTAGCGCACCAGCACCTGGTGGAAACTTAATTACTTCAGTACAAGATGCAAACCCATTACCCCAACCAATAGGATAAGATTTATCTGATGTGGGTGGCATCCCTTTCATAGGAGCATTTAGCAACAAATCAACATAGTTAAAACAGTACGAGGTTTGACCCAGATTCCAAAATTGACCTAGACCTTGAGCCGGATAAAACCACTGTGGTTTCATACCTGCATAAGGATCACCGCCGGCTGTCCTATTTTTACCATCGGGTTGGAATCTCGGGGATCCGCCTTGATAATCAAAATTTTCAAGAACGGGTTCGTATAAAATTTGAGGGGGATTATTTTCAACTGCACATTCGACCCCATCTGCCGAACAACCTGTAGGCCATCCACCGGCACCATGCTCTTCAGGAAATTGCAACATTTCTAAATATACATTGCTAGGAAATCCTCCATCACCGAAACGTGGGTTTATTTTACCATCCGGAGCCCATGATGGCTTCTCTGCCAACACCTGGGGAGAATTACGCATTCCTCTTCGCATACTTGCCTGAGACATCTCGGGAAAAATACGATTTCCCCAAAATTTTGCATGTTCTGGACATTTACCACGCTGTTTTTCATAACCAACGCAATTTTTCACAGTGGTTTTAAGCATAACCTGATCAAACAGAAATGATTCACCTCGAAAAGCTGTCATGTTTGTTTCTCCCGTATTTTTATTGTGATAAGGACCTTCGTCTATGATTTTTGTTTGCCAGTAATCACCATACCAACCATCATCTGGTTGCTTTTCTTGTGTCGTGATAAAGTAAAATACCAAAGATCTGTAAAACACAAGCAATTCTTTTGTAGTTAATCGTTGTAAATAATCAGTATTCATATTATAGTAGACAGCATTAAGATATGTAATAAGTAGGTCTCTATTCTTATCGGTACATGGAAGTATTGTACGCCCAGTGAAAGTGGCTGTTATTAAATTTTCATAATCTTTATCTGTAAAAAGTTTGTTGATAGAATCGTTGGCCAAAAAAGGAAAACTTTGAACATTCATAGTTCCGTTACTAGCTACTAACGCTTGATTTTTATCACCTGGGCCACTAGGTGATGGCGGTCCGGGTGTTGGTCCGGGTGTTGGTGCTCCTGGCGTGGGCGGAGACGGAGTTTCTGATGAAGAAACTATAAAATATACAATCAAACCAACAATAATTAGTAGAAAAATTACACCAGCAATTATTAGGATTTCTTTTTTACTTATTCGAGCTTGATTTCTAGGTCTTGGTCTTTCGATTTCCATTTATTGATTCGAAAAAAATAAAAAATAGGTATAATAAAATGTCGTACAAAAAACTAGATGTTCTCGGCACAATGGATCAGTCATTTCACTTTCGTGTTACACCTGAAAAGCGTATGTGTTCTAATCCAGCGCGAGCTAGCAACTGTGTTTGCAACGCTGGTGGTGCCGGAAAAACCAATCCCCCAGATGGAGTTTGCCAACAATGGTCGGAATTTGACTGTCCTAAACTTAGCAAATTTTGCTGCCCTAAAGGTACAGTAGGCCGCCCTAAAACTTACAGTAACGGTTATAGATTTGAATATACTCGTATAGGACAAAATATGGAACCTTGGCCACCATGTAAACAGGATTGGCCGTTGGTTCGTAAATCACCTGACCTAATGCCAGTCTCTTCAAGACCGCAACCAGATTCCCAAATTGATAGTCCTTGCTTCAATCAAGACGCTTACAAATGGACTGATAAGTGTACAATAAAAAATAACCCACAAACTCAAGACTGGACACCTCCAGTATTTTAAACTTTTAAACTTTTTTAATTTCTTTAAAATTAAAAATGCCTGACAGAACACGAAAAACAAGAGCACTAAAACAACTAAAAAGAAAGTTGAGTCCACACGTTCGTAGACACACCGAGAGAAAAAGATTCATTAGATCTCCCGTAATGGAAAGCGTTGTGGGCGACCATCTTAAAAATTATATGCATTGGCATCGCGTGGGTCACAGAAGCCTAGATAAATTATTAGATCAAGATAGTTTTTTACGTCGATTAAGAAGATTTAATCCATCTAGCGTCGATCCGCAATTTTATGACATAAAAAGTCTAAAAGATTTGGGTCAAAAAGACGTATTGGATGCAATTAAGGAAAATTTGCTTTTACAACAAATAATGGAAGACAAACGTGGACATCTCACGCCTATGGACATAGCAAGAACATTGTACATCAGCGAAGATGGGGCAAAAGATGCAGTAAGAAAATTAATAGACGGTGATCTTTCTGAGGAAAAACAAGATATGTTTGCGGATTATATAAGAGGTGTAGACTTGTTACACAAAGAAGAAGATTATATGCGAAATAAAAGAATGATAAAAAATTTTTTAAAGAGGATGAGGTTTACTCGCACCGATATTATGAATCCGGAAGACGATGATATGGCCTACGGATTTAGAATGATACGTCGTAATCCACATGCATATGATGAAGTTTGGGCCAAAGATATGTCTACTTATATTGGCGCCGGTGGTGGCGGTGGAACTAATAATTACACGGGAGCTAAAAGAGTGCCTAGCCGTCGTATTTTAGATGAGCGAAAAAGGCGAATTGACACAATTTATAAGATTTTTTACGAATTAGCTGATATGGATAGTGAGTACGCAAAAGATATTTTTGGTGATATTACCAGTCCAGACAATTGGAGAACACCCCCTCAATACATGGACAGAGAGTATCTCCAAGACTATGTAAGATCTATGAAACGTGATCTCAAAATAGAAAAAGCAGCTAGAAAGAAGTCTAGGAAACCAGCTAAGAAGAAGTCGAGAAAACCAGCTAAGAAGAAGTCGAGAAAACCAGCTAAGAAGAAGTCGAGAAAACCAGCTAAGAAGAAGTCGAGAAAACCAGCTAAGAAGAAGTCGAGAAAACCAAGACAAGCACCACCGAGCGGTGTTATCAAAAAAGAAAATTTACCGGTAGGAGCTGTAAGAGTTGGAGCCGATGGTAAGCAGAAATATGTAGTATACCAAGTTATTTCTCGGGGTAAAAAAATTAAGAAATGGAAAAAAGTGAACTAATAAATTTGCGAATTTTTATTTGATTCAAATAAAAATGCCTACCGTAGCAGAACTAAAAAAACTAGCCTCTTCTAGAAAAATTAAGGGGCGAAGTAAAATGAACAAATCTCAATTAATGATAGCATTGGGAATAACGAAATCTAGAAAACCGGTCAAAAAGCCAGCTAAGAAGTCTAGAAAAGCTAGAGTTAAAAAGCCAGCCAAGTCTAGAAAAGCTAGAGTTAAAAAGCCAGCCAAGAAGTCTAGAAAACCAACAAAGACATCGAAATTAACTGTACATCCTAAAAAAGCTGGTAAGGGTTGGGTGACGGTGGTCGTTCCCAAAGGTACTTTACTCTATAGAGGCGAATTAGCCAAGAGATCTAATACATTGTTGCAAAATATGAGTGGGAATGAACCGAGACCAACTTGGTACACAAAAGAGCTAGAAAACGCTATGTCATATTTACCTTTTTCCACTAAGGGTAATTTATATGTATACAGAACGACTAAGGATCTGAAGATGTTTAAACTTGATAGCGCTAAGAACGCGAATAAATTATTTGAAATGTTTCATAACGACGACATTAAGATTTTTCCGGGAATGGGTCGTGGTAAAAAGGCGCAAAAATCCAAGGGCAATCCGATGATGAATTTTTTGATTCACATTTTTCTCGGTGAATATAGTCTCAAAAATCCCAAGGGATTTTATAAATTGATAAACGGAATGCCTCAAGTGACTTCTGATAAAGATTTGAAACGCGCTAGTATTTTCCCTTACGACTTAGCGTTTGCCAGATGGTTATGTCATAATGGGTTTTCCGGGTATGATCAAGGGAAAATGAGAGGAAAACATTCAAAAGTATTTGATGATGAAGTTTGTATTTGTTTACCTCACAAAAATCTTGAATTAGTGGACGTGTTCCAATTCCCCAAAGGCGTTGGAAAGAAAACAACAAGACCTGGACCTTTCCAAAGTGCTTTGAAAAATACCAAGTCTAGAATTAGAAATGCAAAATGGAATTAAGAAACGAAAATTACATATCATAAAATTATCATATGTAATAAATGAACGCATACAAATGGAGAAACCCTACACCTGCTTGGATCGAGGTTTACAGTTTTGATAATTACAAGGACACTAGTTTGACTAAATATGCTAATTTATATAGCGATGAAATTAAAGCAGTTGTCACTCATTTCATGGATTGGACTGATGGCCCAACAATGTCATGGTCTGCTTTTAAAGCAAATCCTGTTGAAGGAGCCAGAGTTGAATTGCGACAAGCTGATTTTGCTAATGGAACGGTAAGGCTTCGTCACTCCGCGCATTATGTGCTTATGGAAGATATAGTCTTTGAGCCAAATCCTAATGATGACTTTTTACCAACCGCGGCTCAGACAGCTGGTGGTGCTAGTGCTGAGTATCCCATCGCACCTTTTGGGGGTTATCATCTAGGTTTCTTTGCAGCTATCACGGTAGAAGGTAAAAATATCTTTTTGGATCTGAATGGT